AAGCGTTCACGGCATCCAAAGCATTTAAAAGAATAACCGCCATGATGTTCTTTTTTACTTGATGCTTCACAGTCTGGGCAGTTTGGTATTGCTGAATGTGTATTGCCAGACTTGTTTTCTGCCGCGGGATTGCTCATTTTTAATTTGCTCTCTTGTCATATAGCGTTGCTTTATAAAGTAACACAATGCCATTGATATTTGACTTGCCTTGAGGTCAGGCTGTGCCTGTCGTATCTCTGTCAGCGTCATTGGCCGTTGAGTTAACTGAAATAAATCTCGCACTTTTGTTGCCGCGTTAGCCATTAAAAAACCCCATGTATTAGATGGGGCTATTGTATCTAATATCTGTCAACGGACAAACACGCATGTTTCTTGATGGGTCTTGCCTTTAGCATCCGTGTAAGTCTCACCACAGCCGACTGCCCATTCCGCAATAAAGAGTGCGCCAACAACGCCAATGATGATGGCCAGTAATGTATCTTTAATCATGATTTGTTCCTTTAAGGGCCGAAGCCCTGTTTTTAGTATTGGACTGTGCCGTCCACATAAACAACAACATTCTTGCCGCTTGGCAAATAAACATTGCAAGAAACTGCGCCTGACTCGGCTTTGAGGTAGCGAATTACTGAAGCGATAACTTGAGAATCTGTCATGATTACTCCCTTTAAGAACACATGGCGATGTTGCCATGAGAAGTATTATATAGATATTTTGGGGTTTGCAACAGTTTTTTGCAAAATTTTTAAAAAAAAGGGAGGCATCCGTAAACACCTCCCCAAGCAACTGCGATTTGATTTTAGGTCAAAAAGGGATTTGAGAATCGTCAAATTCTTCTACTGTTGATGTCTTTGACTTGGCTTCGCCCTCGGTTTTGCCCGATAGCATTTCCATCTTGTCGCCAATGATTTTGGTGGTGTAGCGGTCAATTCCATCTTTGGAATACTTTTCCGTCTTCATCTTGCCCTCAATATAGACTTTTGAGCCTTTTTTAAGGTATTCCCCTGCTATCTCAGCCAGTTTGCCAAAAAACGCAATGTTGACCCATTCTGTGACTTCCTTGGCCTCGCCTGATTTGTCTTTGTAGCGTTCGCTAATGGCGATGCTGAAGTTGCAGACTGCCTTGCCATCAGGCATAAAGCGCAGTTCGGGGTCTTTGCCCAAGTTGCCGATGCCAATGAATTTATTGACTGCCATAGTTACTCTCCTAGTTTCATGATTAAATTTTCAACTTCGGCCAAGAATTTCTCGGTTTCCGTTTGCATTTCCGCAATGAGTTTTTCATCGCGTTCTGTCCTAACAATCAGCAATTGATTGCGTTTAGGCAGTCTTGGGTCGTAGGACACAAAGTCGCAGTATTGGCGGCCTGTGACCCACAATTGGCATTGGATTTGTTTGTAATACTCTGTTGGCACTTTGTTTTCAAACAAATAATCCAAGTGCGTGGTCGTTTGTGGGCATTTGACTTCGATGAGTCCCTCATGGCCAACCAGTCGGTCAGGTGATACGCCAAGCCATTGAATCTCAGGATGTAGCCAAAAGCCTGTTTTGTCCACAAACTGATTGGTGGCCGATTCGTATTCAATGCAAGCAAATTGTTCCTGTTCGATGCCCCATTGCATTGCCGCGTTGGTGTAGGACTCGCCTGCCGCGCCTGTAAGCCTTTCAGCCACCAGTTTGACCTTGTACTTGTAGCGACCGACCGCCTCGCCTGTTTTGCCTTTACTCATGACTTCGGCAATATTACTTGCGGTCACATGGCCAAGCCTGGCTAACTTCCAAGCGTCTGAGCCTTGTTCCAAATTGATGTAAGGTTGATCTATGAGCATTGTCTTACCCACGCAACTAGGACAAACATCCAGTAAACAGAACAAAATGCAATTATCAATGGGTACAGTATTTTTTCTTTCATGCGGCCTCCGTCAATTGCATTTTGCGAGCATCCTTGGCCGTTTCTAATTGGCGCATCACATCCTGATTGCCTTTGGCCATCTTTACCACGCCAAAGTAAATGTTTTTTAGGTCATCAAGGCTTGCCGCCTGTGCGATGGCGTTGAGCATGGGTTCTGTATCTATAGGCTCAGGTTCTACTTCGGGCAAGTCTTCACCGCTGTAGATGTATAACGCAAGTCCAAACATGGCCAAGTTTTTAACCAAACATCGCATCAAGGTTTTGTTTATGTCAAACATTGAATAAGCATCAACTGTCTTTTCCACTTGCTGTTTGGTTTTCCAATCTTTGACTGTGTAAAGGTAAGGGTCGGCTTTCATGGCTTTGTTTTTGCCATCCATAACTGGCAACCACATTTCATGCGTTTGACCATTAGCGGTTACTTTGGTAAATACCATTGCGCCAGCCGCTGATTCAAAATAAGGCAATCCTCTGCTGTCTTTCAAAATCTCATAGGTTGCATCTGGGCAGTTTTGTTTAAATGTGTCCCATGCCCATGCCCACGAAAGATAGGTCAAACCATCTTTCTTTTCTGTATGTTCATTGACATTGATTGTGCGTAGTTCGTTAAATGTTTTCATGATTTGCCCATTTCCTCTTTAGCCAATTGTTTTGCCTTGTCTTCACAGTAGTCGTGAACCATGTCAACAATGATTGTTCCAATCTCTAACGCACCCAGATGGCCTTTTTTAACGGCTTCTTTGAGTCGGTCTTCATACGGCTTCAGGTCTGCGTCAAATAGCGCATCCAAGAATGTTTCGTAGTTTTCGGGATTCCAATCAGTTTGCAGATGGCGTTCTGTACGCATCTCGAATTCATGCTCGAATTCGTCTGATTCATGTTTGCGGCTGTCAAGCCATTGGTCATATACTCTACTCATACTTACTCCCTTTTTTGAACATAGCACCGATTGTGCTGAAAGTATTATACACACTTTGGGCAATGTATGACAAATAAAGAAATTAAATTAACAATACCTTTTCCGCCTAGCGTCAACACTTATTGGGGTTTTAAAGGGTCACAAAGGTTTTTGACTTCTAGGGCTAAAGTCTTTAAAAGTGCTGTGGCCGCGGAATTTATGCGCGATGGCCATCAAGGGTTTGGCGATGCTCGATTGGCTGTCACCATTAAACTTTACCCGCCCGACCGCAGGGTTCGTGATATTGACAATGTGGTCAAGTCAACCTTAGACGCGCTGTGCCAGGCAGGGGTTTTTACAGATGATGGCCAAATAGATGCCCTGTTTGTCACCCGCGAAGAACTAATTAAATGGGGCGCGGCAGAAATTTTTATTCAATCGCTTGCCAAATAATATATTTGTGATGTAGACTTCTACAAACACGGCTAGGGTAGCCCCCGAAAAGACGATTCGTTACCGTCCTGCCATAAGTGTTTCAGTAACGGCAACCTATAACGAAAGGTTAAACAATGGCTACACTCACCCTCAAACAGCCAGGCCCGAAAAGGCTTATTGGCGACACCCCACTTCAAAATCTTCATGGCATGTTTGCAGTAATGCGACAAGGCCGAAAAATCAAAAGTATGCGTTTTACTTGCATACATGATTCTTTGCCCTATGCCCTAAAAGAAGCAAACCGCTTATCTCAAGAAAACAATACTGAACGATACCTTGTTGTTCAAGTTGTTGGTTCATCAGACTGGGCGGTTTGATATGGCTGGTGATTGGATAAAACTTCAAAAAGATACACCAGACAAACCAGAAGTTCTTGCAATAGCCGCAAGAATGAATTTAGACCAAGATGCTGTAGTTGGAAAACTTGTAAGGATTTGGGCATGGTTTGATACTCACACAGTTGATGGTAACGCACTTAGCGTTACTTATGCGTTACTAGATCGTCTTGCAGGCGTTACAGGTTTTGCAGAACAAATGGCTTTTGTTGGTTGGTTAAATCAAGAGGGTCATGTTTTGAGCCTGCCAAACTTTGGTTATCACAATGGTGAAACTGCTAAAAAACGCGCTTTAGGCAAAAACAGACAAGATAAGCACAGAAGTAACGATAAAAGTGACGCAAAAAGTAACGCATCAAGCGTTACAAATGCGTTACCAGAGAAGAGAAGAGAAGAGAAGAATATAAATACTAAGAAAGAGAAAGCAACTGTCGTTGCTTGCCCACCTGATGTTGGTCAGCAGATTTGGGATGATTGGAAACAATTGCGTAAAGCCAAAAATGCACCTGTGACTGAAACTGTGGTCAAAAGTGCAAGGACTGAGGCACTTAAAGCAAACATGGCGTTTGAGGATTTCTTATCCGTTTGGTGTGCTAGAGGTTCGCAAGGTTTACAGGCTGAATGGCTAAAGCCTGATGAACGCAATTTGAGCAAAACTGCCCAAATGAACAAAAGAGTAATTTCAGGTTTAACTCGCGGATTATTTGGAGGCGATAAAAATGTCAAATTTATTGAAAACTGATTTTTGCTCTGAAGATGATGGTCTTGATTATATTTTTAGCAGAATGTCAGCAATCTTTGGGGCGCATTTTCATCGACATTTTGATGGTCTTAGTCCAGAGGCAATACGCCATGAGTGGAAACTGCAACTAGGCAAATTTCTGACATACCGACCAAGCATGGACTTTGCAATTGCCAAACTGGATGGTGAGTTTATACCTAGCGCCATCAAGTTCAGAAACCTGTGCAACGCAGGCCCAGAGATTCCTGTTAAATCTTTACCACGCCTTGAAAGAAAACCGACCCTGCATGAGCAAATGCAGACCGACAAAGCCAAAGCAGAAGCATTGGCCAAACTTGCTCAACTTAAATCTCAATACCAAAGGAAATCATGATGAAGCAATCATTCAAACTCTCATACTGCGACTACATCGCAAACATTGTTCAAAGGTCACTTTTACAGTTTGATCAAGAAAATTTGTTAGACAAGGTTGGCCGCATCAAACTTGATTTGGACTTTGATGGCGTATTTCAGTCAACAGTCAAAACCATTAGATCGGAAGA